CGGTCTCTCAGGCTACACAAAACCAGTTCCCCCTGTAAAACTGAATGACCCCAGACCAAACCTTGAGGGTTTTGAACAATTTGAAATAAGTGTCGATAACGACATGATGGAACAATTTGTTATTCAAGCGAATAATGAAATAGATAAGCGCACTGGTATGTGTACCTACATCATCGAGACGACCGGTATCAACGGTTACAGGAAGGATGGTGTCGAGATATACGAAGTCATGTTTATGAGCGTGAAAAAGGATGGTTTCTCGTTTGGCTTCTCTATAGTAGCCTCGTTTGAGGTTCAGAACGGGAAATCCCGTATCGTATCCCTTCGTTCACAGCCCCTGGGTATCCAGGCCCCCGATGATGTATCCGCTTTTACAGAAGGTGCTGCGGGTAAGGAATTTGTCAAATATGAACTCGTTAAAGAGGCTGCTGTTCCTACCAAAGGTGAGTTTGATTCCGCTAAAAATAAGTTAGAGTAATTGTATGTTGAGCATCAATGACGTTACCAAGATTGATGATAAAAGAAAACAAATTAGGAAAGAAATATATATGAAAATTTATGAACAATTTTCTGCAAAAATTAAACAATCTGTAGAACTTGGTCATAAACAAATTTTTCTCACCGTTCCAACATTTATACTTGGATATCCCACATTCGATAGAAGACTTGCAGCTAAATATGTGGCGAGACAATTCGAGCTGGGTGGGTTTAGTGTAAAACTCTTGAGTGATTATGACGTGTACGTTTCATGGATTGTATCTAAAAAGAAAAAGGAAGTAAAAGAAGAAGATGACGTGGAATTACCCAATCTATTAAATCTAAAAAAGATGGCGAATCAGTACAGGAGAAGTGCGTAGGAAACATCATTTAAAAAAACCCCTTAATCATAAATGGACAATCTGAACGTTCTCGTAGAAGCGAAGAAGGAATATCTCGGACAGATGTGTATCATCATGTGCCCACCTATGATTGAAGTTTTTCAGGAGATGTATGCTGAATCTGTGAAGACCTCTAAGGGTAAACAAGTTCTCATCATGTTTCAAAAGTTGTTAAAAGAGGTTCCTAATTGGTCGAATGCGATGTCTAAACGTCATTCTGATAACATCACAGACAGGTGTTCTTGGTTTGGTGACCTTTTAGCAGCTGTATTTGTTGCCTGTACAAAGATTCTCTCTGCGGTTCGCCTCAAGGCTGACAACAAGAAGATTTCCCTGAAGCTTCCTACCGAGGAAGTATTTATTCAAACGTGTTACAATAATGCCGCCCGGGACTTGTACAAAGATCCTTATATTTTTCACGAAGAACAGAGTGAATACGCTCGTGATGAGAATCTCACGATGCGTTTTTCCCTCACCATCGAAAATACCGTAAAAGAATTGATCCCCGTTCAACAAATCCTCCAAACGTATATGTCCCAAGAGACAAGGGATATTTCTCTGGATGGAGAAGTCGAAGACACCACCGACCCAGACGTTCTTGACGAACATATGGATGAAACCCTGGGTGAACCCGAACCCGAACCTGAGCCTATGATGGAACCAGAACCCCTAGATGAAATGAATGGTATGGGCGACCCCCAACCCACCGGGCTTGAAAATGAGTTCAAAACTGTACATGGTGTGCACGCACCTGAACCAGTCTCAGAACCAATCGCAGCACCACCACCCCCTCCCTCCCCATACCCCCAGGAACAATCTACAGACGATGACGTATTATTTGGTGATGCACCAGACCATCGTACAAAAAATCCCCGGTATAATTAAATGGAACTCTCCGATCATTTGCGCGACCCAGTGAGTGCCGCCCTAATTGCAGCGGGAATAACTGCTGCTTATATTCACCTCAAAGCTTATTTGAATAATGAAGGTAAATTAGAACTCAATAAATATACCAAACCCGCTGTCCTCAACGCAATACTGGTATTTTTTATTATATCAGGTGGTTTAGCTCAGAAGGAAGCTATCTCTAGTGAACCTTTCTAAACTTAAAGATTAACCAATAGTATAAGAATATGGCGTCCGTCTCTGCGTTTAACGATATGATGAGTCAATTTCTTGTGGAATTGCACAAGACTTTTCCAGATGAAAAAGGCATTAAGAAAATGCTCACCTCCTTCGACATGTTGAAGTCCACCAATCCCCGTCTCGTCGTAAACGGTTTTATGGATGGTGTCACCCCTTACGCGGGAAAAATTTCTGCTAAGGATGAGTCCTTTTTACTCGAAGAGGTTGAGAACATAGAGTTTCTCAGGGAACTTGATATTAAGAAGTATTGGGGTAACATGTCCACAAATACAAAGGCTGCTACCTGGCAGTATCTCCAAACACTGTACATGCTCGGTACGACTATCACTTCCCTCCCAGATGACACTCTTTCGCAAATTGAAAAAATCGCAAAGGGTGTCGCAAATCAAATGCAGGATGGAGACGGTGAAATCGACCAAGACGCTCTCATGAAAATGATGGGTAGTATGATTGGTGGTCTTCCCAAAAAATAAACCTAACATATACTAAATGAAGACCTGGTTCGACGATCCTCAGCAGCTCGTGAGGGCTGACCAGGTTAATCAATTCTGGCCAACAAATGATCAAACTCCAGAAGACCGGGTTAATGCCGCTTCCCGATTCGTAATTTATGTATGCACCATACTCTATCTCATTCGCCGTGACCCCAGGGTCTTTGTTTTGGGTGCGACTGTCATCGCTGTTATTTACGTTCTTTATAAGTCTAGGATGGTTAAGGAGACGTACGGTGGTTCGGTTGAAGGTGTGAGCTGTCAAATGCCAACATCCGACAATCCCATGGGAAATGTCATGATCACCGATTTTAGTGACGCACCTAATAGATTAGAGGCGTGTTATTACCCCACCGTTAAACCGTTTGTGAACAGTTACACCAGTGACCGCATTCCATATGATGCCGGTCGTTCTCGTTCACCTATGCCTAAGTATCTTCGTAACGCCATGGAACGTCAATTTGTTTCAAACCCTGTGACCAAAATCCCAGGGGACCAGACGGCTTTTGCGGAATCTCTTTATGGGCGAAAAAATGCTCCCATGTGTAAAAGTGACACTCGCTTCTGTAATCCCAACGCTCGAGGTGTTCAACTCGAGGCATTTTCCGGTCTCGGTAGTCACGGTGATAAGCGTTCTGGCATGTTTGCTAGATAAATATTCTCATGTAATAATAAATGGCATATCAACTTCAACCTGGACTTTCCATTGTTCAAAATACGGGTGCCGTTCCTCCAGTAAAAGCAAATGATGAAATTTTCGTCTACCCCCAGCCCAGTGCTTTAAACTGTGGTGATTGCCGTCCCAACACTATGTTGTACGGTACCGCCCCTTATATGGCGGGTAAGGGTTCACCAGCGCAGTATATCGAAACGAGTGATCAACTTCGCCCTCAATCTACTTCACGATTTAACAAGCATATAATTCAGACGTACGAGCGTAACCTTTTTCCCCTCTCTAACATGGAGTGTAAGGTTCCCCTCCGTACTCAGAAATATGACCCATCCAGTACCCGCGCCGAACTCCAGAATGGACTGTTTGAGCAAAGGTATCTTAATAAAAATGTTAATAAGAAGTAAGAATGGCTGATCCTATATCGCTCATGGCTGTTGCTGGTCTTGTTTTTGCCGGTAGGAATTTGAGTACCAAGTCTGCACCACCCAAGGTCGACAACGTACCACCAACAATGAAAAATCCTGAAATAGTAGAATCTAATAATTTTGACGCATCCCCCGAAGTTCAACACAAAATGGAAATGGAAAATTTCGGTGACATCAGCCCCCAACAACGTAGTGGTGGTCAAGAAATTCTGAACATGCGCAATCGAATGTATGATCATGGGCGTATGAATAATTTGTCACCCGTCGAGAAACAACTCGTCGGACCGGGTTTGGGTGTTGGTGCTCATGTACCAGCCGTCGGTGGTTTTCAACAGACCTTTCGTGTGAATCCGGTTAATGTTGGTGAATATCGGTTAACCACACTTCCAGGACGCACCGGTCCAGCGGCGGATGTTACTGGTGGTCGCTCTGCGAAGGTTGGTG